TTATCATTGCTGTCACAGAATCGCATAAAGGTGAGTTCCCATCCACTTCTGTATCTTGGCTTACCTTTGCCTATATACTTTTCTGGATTTCTTACCTCGTAGAATCCTTGAGCCCACTTCCCCATATTATTGGACTACGTTGCGTTGAACTGATGTAACTGGAGCAAGTATAGATCCTACTCCGTACATTACTGTCTTGTTACTAATAGTGTTTAGATAGTATGCCATTGTCAGAGCAATTTTCATACTATCTTCTGCTTGAAAACTGTCCAACAATTCAAGAACATTCACTTTGGTGATGTCACTTATTCTAAATAGTGTCTCAGTAAAACTCTTTGCAACGGCTTGATTAGTTGTATAATTTCTGAAAAAAGAATTTACTACTTCATACTCATTGCCGTTTACAATAAGATCAGTATTATAAAAACCATCGAACACACGTACAGTAGGATCTAACATAATATGTTATTTATCCTCCACCACGTGGGCGGCCTGGAATTGGACTGTTTGGATCAGTACTAATAGGCGGCGCATACACATTAGCGCCATTAGTTGAACTTACGTTTTGAGATCCTGTACCAACGGAAGCGCCTGCTGCTGGAATATTCCACTGACTTCTACTACTACCAGGTTTTACTATTGCACCTCTGATGTTATCTACCAGATCAGCTTTTGCGGCTGACACTAGGGATTTTCCAGTCTTGAATGTTCTAGCAGTACGTGCAGTGGTCTGTAATGCTCCAATGATATTACCATTACTTAGATCATTTAGTACGCCATCTACTGCATCTAGTAGTCCGCCTTGACCTATGATCGTTCTATTTCCACCTGGTCTTGATATAGGACTCAGTGTTCTGTCATAAGTTCCACGTTCGCCAAATCGTTTTACTATAGCACCTGGATTAGCTCCATCAATAGCTCCGTCGAAGTACTTGACACTTTCATAACGAAGGGTCATACTATTTTCCATAGTGCTGTTTGTTTCTGCGTAGCTGTACGTGTCGTGACCAAACGCCTCTATTATAGGATTTATCAGTTGATATTGAACGAAGTTGTGTTGATTGAATCCAAAAATACTTATGCTCTTGAAGAATGGCGCTTTAGCGATTCCAAGTGCCGTGCTAGTACTGGTATTACTAATCTCGCCCATGTAACCCCAGTTTTGATTTTTACTTATGTCAGCATCATATATGTTTTTTCTGTTCAAGTCAGTTGCCGCTTGATCTGGTTGTGTTCTTGTTCCACTTGGGCTTGATTGATTATTTGGCTGACTAGGATCATTGAAATAATAACTATAGTATGTATACCACAAATGTCTTATAGTGTTAGCGTTATCATCGTGAAATAATACACGTATAGGATCATATGTCATTTTTGTCTGGACATATCTTTTTCTATTGTATTGATTTAGCTCGACTAGATTCATACCGAATTTAGGCAATTCGATAGATTTCACTAGTAGTCCGTGATTACTGTCCTCTGGAAAAACTTTTGCGGCATTATCAGTGATAAGAGTTTTGTTTATATCAAAGTACACATGAAATAACCACTTGAACTTTGGCGCGTTACCATACGCATCAGTTCCAAAGGTCTTACTTGCATGCTGATAATTTTTTAGCCAGGGACTGCCGTCAGGGTCTAAAAGACCCTTGCCGACACCCTTGAGGAATTGTTGGAAAAAACCAGCCATACTACTGGTTACCTATTATCTACCGATACCAGATACGTTAGTTCCAAGTAGTCGTGTTCCGATATCCTTACCAATACCAAATGCTGGTCCTTCGCCGTCAAGCGGAGTCTGAACTGCATTATCAAAACGTATTGACAGTGTTATTTGTAGAGCATTGTTTTCGCCGTAATTCAACTGATTGTAGTTAGCACTTGCGATATAGCAACCATACAACTCCCATGCTTCGAGGATATTAGGTGTAGATACACCACGTGCACCGTCAAGAATTTGACAACTCAATTTGAACTTGTAATCACTTCCTGCTGCTGCACTAGCCTGCTCCTGGAAGTCAAACTGTTTCTGAATTTGTTCACCGATACGACGACTTACCTCACTAGTAGCATCATCTCTGATGTTGACTGATACTGGTTCCCAAGATGGTTTGCCAGCCAAATACATAGTACTATTGTAGATAGGCAGTACAATTTCTGGAAAACTAACGTTTGGACGAGTGAAGTCTACTACTTGCTTAGTAAGTTCTGTTGTTGGCTTACTTACACCGAAGTTCTCAAACAAGATTCTAAATCTGTATGACAACTTTGGCATCAACAAACCTTGTGCGTCTCCTGTCCCATCACTGCTTGTTGGTACTGTCATTCTAGCAATTGAACTAAAAGCCATTTTTATTTCTCCTATACTTCTATTTATCTTTGAAATAGGGTCAAAATTGACCCCATTTCATTAGCCATTTTGCGCCAATCCAGCAACTTCTCCTGTATTCAGAATACGGATAGGTATGTAGATAAATTCGATAGCTTTTACTGGCTCTATAGCAATATCTACCCACAATTCATTTCTGTCGATACGAGCTGGTGTGTTATTTGATGTGTCACATACCACCAAGTAGTCATAAATGCCTCGTTTAGCAAGTATATCATTCATCAGTGTTTGAACAACACCAGTAACTTCTGCGCGAGTTATGGTATCGTTTGGTTCAAATATGAATGGTCTCATTGCCTGTTGTAGACGTTCACGTATATAGCATATCAAACGTGCTACGTTTGTTCTATCTAAACTACTCTGACTGTCAAAACTATTCTTATTACCGTAATTCAACAAACCTATGTTCGTGAAATAAGCTATAGGATTGATGAAGTTAGTATATTCAACATCACGCAATTGAACGCGATTTTTGTCTGTTACGAACTCGCCACTAGCACCATCTAGATAACCAATGTTAGTTGCGTTATCGATAATACCTCTACGCTGACCGGCTGGTGCAAACCATGGATATGCAACATTGTCATTGTATATCATAGTGCGTAAAATCATGTGACTAGAAGGTACTACTACTTCTGTGCCAGTTAGGTCAGTAGTTATACCACTTGGGTAGTATATACCCAGATATGTATTACGTGTAACTAGACCATTTTCACCTGTTGTTGTAGCACCTGCTGCATTTGTTGCCCAATCTGTGATATCTTGTGCATTTGCAGCTAGACGTAGCGGTGTGTCTCCCACGATGTAGGCTGTATTGTTTCTGTCATTGTTCAATGTAACCATATCTGGTTGCAATTCACAATAGTTAGGAGCAGCAATCAAGTTGAAGAATGTGTCTTCTTCACGAATTTGTGCGTTTGTGTTTACTGTTTCCTTTAGTGCTCTTACAATAATAGCTCTCTGTGCCTTACGACCCATGTATGGTGCGCCGTTTGTTTGATTACCACTAACGGATACCCATGTGCTCTTTTCTTGTGGCAGAGAAGGCGCATCTGGGAAATCCTTGTTATTGAAATAATTGAGTCTAAACTCTTTTACATTATAGCCACTGCGTCTTGTATTGAATAGCAGTGTACCCTGTGGGTATAGAGCTGGATCAGGAGCATCCAAATCTAAGTAGTCACTTGTTAGTAGTGTTACTATACTTGGTATCGCATCATCTATTGGATCTACCGTTCCTGCTGCTGCCCAACGTGCATCCGCAAACACAATACCAGTTTCTGTTTGCTGGTCTGTGTTATCTATCAACACCCATTGATCAACACCGTCAACTTGTTGCCAGCGACTGATTACAGGATAGTTCTCAAGATCGTTAGAGTCTATCCACAAATCACCATACACTAGTGCTGTTCCATCACTTTGTGTTTCTGGCACACTAGCTGAAATGATTGGTCCGTTTGGATCAGTTGCTGGTGTACCTACATTCTGAGGTAGTCCGTTACTTGCATAACTGATATTACGATAGCCCTTCCATACTCCACCTACATTTGTCATGATGTCAACTTGATTGACTACACTGTAGTACCATGGAGTTCCATTTGTTGGGTAAACTGTAGGTGCAATGTCGTTTGGTATGTAGAGTAAAATTCTCCAGTTACTCAATTGAACTGTGTAACTTGGATTTGCATAACCACTCAGCCACTGGAATGTCTGAATAACGCCGGCTGATACAGATGCTACCTTTAGTCTATATGAAGCTGATAGTGGGCTGCCGCCGTTTACTGTTACTATATCACCAACTGCATAGCCGGTGCCGCCACCAACTAGGGTGAATGATGGTATATATCCACTGGTAGTTACGTTGAATGTAGCTCCAGAGCCTGAACCACCAGATGATGTTAGACCAGTGTAAACTAGAGTCTTTGGAATTCCCCACTTAGCACCCTGTGTTGATCCAACAGCAAAACCAGCAGCAGATACTGCACTCGCTGGTGATGTTACTCCTCTGTCATCAAGGATAATTTCTCCACCTTCAGTATGTGTTAGAACTATAGCGCCTGTTACTGACACTTCAGCAGTAGTATTTGGAATATTTGCTGCTGTCCAAGCAGTTACAAATTCAGGTGCTCCTAGTACTCCTGATCCAGGCATAGTAACTACGTACTCGCTAGATAGGGTGTTAGTGTCTGGGACACTTACACGAACATAGAATGTGGCACCGTTGGCGAAAGTAGGGGCAGTAGTAGTTCCTACAAATATTGATGGACCACTAGTGTATCTTCCAAAAATTTGAATTGGATCGATACCAGCAGAAGTATCTGAATTGTACTTCGCATATAGTGTTCCCTCTGGAATATTTTTACCGCCAGTTGGATCTAATGCCAAGGTAGCAGTCCAGTCATTGACGTTTAGAGGGCATAGTTTAGTATCGTAGGTCGCTGTTGCGCCGTCATATTGACTAATAACAATACTTGCACCACGATTTGCACTATTTGTTTTTATCCAAACTGAACCAGTTGGATGTGGCTCAGCATCAGTAACACGCCATCTTGGCTGCTGTGCGTTTGTTCCGTACTCTAGTGTTACACCATAATATGTTTTTGCTGTTAGACCTAGATCACTCAGAATAGCAGGAGTTGTTGCTGATCCAATTACGATACTTGAACCGTAAGTTAGATACATTTCTAATCTACCATTCACTGCCGCAGCACTAACAAATGGGATATTAGCTGCGTTGATAGCACTTGCAACCGCAGTAACAGTGTTGCCGGCACTCAATGCAACAGTTGTAGAATTTATTACCAGTGAACCAGATGCACTCAATGATGAAGGTGTGTTTGTACCTTGCACTGTAGGTAAACTTAGTTTCCAGTCTGTGCCGCCAACCGCTACCCAATCGTTACTCTTGTTCTTATACCAGTAAGTATTGTATGAGCTTGGAGCACCAACTGTGGCATATCCGTAACTATCAGTCACGAAAGATATGCAGTAATCACCGATATTACCAATGCTATCTAGTGGTTGCCCGCTGATAGCTGCAAAGTCTGAACTGTCTGTGAGAACAATAGGGGTCTTACTAGTGAAGTTACCAGTACTTTGATTGAATTCAAAAATTCCCCATGTACTAGTTGTAGTATCTACCCAGTAAGTTCCGTCGAATGGCTCACCGCTTGGACGACCTGTTTTACCTACTAAACTACCTAGGTCTATATTACTACGAACTACATAGCATAGATTGGTAGTTCCCAATACACTATAAGCTGTCAACAAACCGTATTCGTTAAGTTCATAACCCTGAATAGGAGTGCCGTTTGTGGTCTTATAGAAGAACGGATTACCGAATAGTGTTACTAGATCACGCTGACTAGTGACTCTATATAACTTATTAGCATTTGCTGCTATTGTTCCTGGAGCAATGCCTGTTCCTGCGGCATTTGACTTGTTCTCTGCTGTTGCCAAGAAGATTAGCGGGACGGACGCGGGCGCAGCGGGTAAATATTGACTTTGGTCAACAATCGTAATCTCTGTGCCTGGTGATACTAGTGCCATGTTTAGCTTCCTTTACTGTAATAAATATGATGTCTTTGTCTCATCACTAGTATTATTTATGAAAAGTTAGAAAAAACTGCGGCAAAAGACTCTACTAGTAGAGTTATCTAAATACAATCATGACAATTAGACCATTATGTAAGGTATGTGGGAAGAATCCAAGGGCGCCTGCTTACTATAGAAACGACAAGCGTTACTTCAGAAGTAAGTGCAGCTTATGTATTAGAACAGGTAAAAATCTAAAGCCAGTGGAGCCTAGATGGAAGAAAAACGGATACAAGAAAAAAACCACATGTGATTTATGTGGTTTCAAGAGTGTGTATCCAAGTCAGATAACAGTGTACCATATAGATGGCAATCTGAATAACTCTGAGTTGATAAATCTAAGAAGTATCTGTCTATGCTGTATAGAGGTAGTAAAAAGAAAACACCTTACCTGGCGGATTGGAGACCTTGAAGTAGATCGTTGATCTGTTCAAATAGTTCCGCCATTGATCCATCATTTGATATGATATGATCATATTGACAGTTTACGCTGCTATATTCGCTTGCATGAACTGTTGGATATTTTTCAATAAAGCTATCAGTTATGCCATTAGCAAGGTAATCATCTACCCACTGTGGGTCAATTCCTCTCTTCACTCTAATTGTTATTCCGCCTAATCTCTTTACACTGTTTAGCTCATTTGGAAATCTACTATCTGAAATAACGACATTATCGTTTGTTTTTCTTAGCTTGTTTTCTAAACTAGCTATCCATATGTCGTCGTGATAGTGATCTCTGCATACATCCGTGCCCCAGAGTTGCAGAATTCTACGAGGAGTTACCTCCATGTTGAGTCTTTCGCTCCACCACTTATCTGGTAGTTCACGCCATTTTCTACTCTCAGCGGTCTTTCCTTCTAGTAGTATTCTATCCCATCCAAAAACGGATGAAACAGCGTCCTTTAGAGTTCCTGCCCAACTTTCGCGTCTAAATTCATATCTGTTGACTAGATAATCCGCGATTGTGTCTTTACCTGATCCAATAAGTCCTGAAATTGATATAATCATATGTCGAGTATACATCTCGACATACTAGCCTGTCAATAGTTATCCTATCACAAATGACAGAGGTTGGCTCCAATCTACGTAACGCTTTAGTTCGTCTAACAATTCAGTGAACATTTCTTTGGCTTCAGACTTCATGGCAGTTCCATTCAGACTTGTTCCGCCGCCGGGTCCAACTACTGTGCCGTACTTTTCTCTCGCTTCACCGATAATCATCTTACATTGAGCCAATGTCCAACTAGTTATCCAGTTAGTAATTCCAGGATCACGTAGTAATGTTATTTCTGGTTTCAGATTATCTGTCCATAATAGAACTTGTTCACCACTGCCTTTGAAGTCTCGTACAAATTTTATTTCCTTTGTAGCTGGATTGAATGTATAGATAACATAACCTCCAAACATACGTGCTGCCAACTCTATGTAGCCAGCATAAAAATCATACGTGGCAAGTCCGCCAGCGTAATTATAATTTAGTAGATATGTATTTAGAATTGCACTACTAAAAGGATCGAAGCTAGTAGCGCTTGGTCCTGTTTCTAAACCAACTGTTCGTCTGAACACCTGGCGCACTGAGGTAATTTCTTGAGGCAGTATATAACTATTCTTGTCTTTCTCTATCGTCAACAGAGAATATGATTCTTCGTATGCATTTTGAGCACGTTGGCGATAGGTAGATATCGCGTATTGGTATGCGGCTTCATAGTGTTCTGGATCTAATTCAAGATCAATTATGCCATCGCCTAAGCGATATGATACGCTCTTGAATACACGTTGTTTTAGCTCAGTTAGATCGGCCATAAAAAATACCCTATTGTCAATAGGGTATTTATCTTAGTAGTAGCCTGTTTTAGAGCATAACACGCATTTATATGCAGAGTCGTTATGGCAAAATGCCACGAATTCCCATCCCTGATTATGAGGACATTTTCCTTCTAATACTAGTTGAATTTGCTCTTGCTCTGTAGGAGTCAAGTACTCATTCACCAGTTCTTGTCTTGACCTCAAGCTAGGATGAGTTGGCTTATCCTCAGTTACTGACATTTTTTACGTAAGGTTTTAGATCAGGTGGTGTCCAGCCAGACGGCTTTAGTACTTTCCCATCTTCACGCTTACGCACCTTGCCGGTTTCTTTATCAATCTTAGCAAAGTTTGTTCCCATTACTTCTTTCCAACCACCTTCGCCGTCAGCACCCATTGAATGGATAGCACCCGCGGTAACAACCATGAAATCAAGTAGTGCGTCTAATTGTTCTACTCGATCTCCACTGGCTAATGCTGCCTTTAGTTCTTTCCATTCCTCTTCCATAAGGTCGAGGTACAGTTTGTATTGCGTTTCGTTGTGTTCGCCCACCGTTTGATCGCAGGCCCGCATAAATTTCTCTTGATCACGAAATGGATTCATATACTTTCCTTCTTCAATACACTTTCAAAAATACCAGATGCTCGTTAGAGCGACCATTAGGCTGTGCTTGGACTGCATTTACCTCTGTGAACATTTTACGTGATGCAGGTTTCCCAGCAGACATAAACTTCTTCATGAATTCTGCAGGCTTACGCAAGGTCTTTACACCACTCTTAGATGTATCGAATCCAAGAATAGTAGCACCCTTTACGCTGAGCGTACCAACATGACTATCTGCTACGAGATACCATAACTTACGCTTCGAGGTATCATAAGCCCATACTTCAGATGCACCAACGATCTTGGCTGGATGCACACTAACAAGTTTCAATTCCTCAAACGTCTTTAGGAATTTCATCTTGCTTGCCTGCTTTTCAGGACTGACTGCTTTGCGCTTTCGAGGAGTACGAGACGCCTTCTTTACATTGATGTAGCTATCAAGACCAGCAAGCACTGATTCAATGAATTTGATGACTGCTTTGATTTGATGCTTACTGTAATGCTTGTAAGCCTCTACCAACTGAGGATCAGTGCCTTCAAGAATTTCAACAAATTCGGCTAATTTCTTTTTCCAAACTTCAGTAAGAATACTGATATGCTGAGGTAGAACATTATTGCTGGAAAGAACTCCGACTGGATTTACTGACACTGACGCCGCTTTTGCCCCAGCCTGAATAAACTCGTCCAGTTCACCCTCTAGTTCTCCGGCTGCGGCGTGAGCCTTTTCGCGCATGATTTCTTGAACGTTAGGACGATTGCTGACCTTCGGCTCTTCGGTCTTTTCAATCAATACAGGCTTTGCCAATGACTGGCAGAGACGAGAGATTTCGCATCCTAGACGATACTTTTCTTGATCGGTAAGTGTCAATCCACGCATAGCAAGCCTAGCAAGCCAACCATACGTTGACATAACTTCTTTATCATCAACTTTTCGAAGTTGCTTAGCCACACTACCGCCAGCAATCTTGTCTTCACTAAAGTTTTCAGCGTACAGTGCCAGTTGTTCCTTGGCAACTTTACGATCAAAGTAGCGACTATACCAGTTGAATGCCATCACCAGTGCACCAGCACGGCGATCAGGCTCTGGTTGAATAGTAAACAGTGGTTCACCACCAGTATACTTTATATCAGTATCACGAGGAGTGATCTCCGGCATGATGAATGCATCGGGACTAATGTTAGCTGTTTTGCGAGATTTGGTTGCCATATATACTTTCTCAATCAGAGAAATACATTATAAACGTAGTTGTATTATTTGTCAAATAAAATTTATTTGACTTTATGTCAATTTATCAAGCAACACTGGTAGCATGATTGCTACAAAAATAGCGGCTAGCCCCACTGCACCCATCAAGTGGGCATAACGATATAGATACAATTTAATTTTGTGTTTTAGCATATAATTACCACTGATGATAAATGACCATGTGATCCACACCAGGAACATTGCCGACTGGGCGATAGATTTGTTGTTCGCCATCCCAGCCATCTTCATCAAACAGAACATCATGCTCACCTACCGCAACAAACGCCACGGTCTTGCCAGTGTGATGACTCTTGACATAGAACTTGGACGGCATGCCAAAGTACTCACTTGCCATCTTGAGAACTTTACGGTTCTTATCATACTCACAATACTTCAGATCAACGGTTGGAATCGGCTGTTCACCACGATCAGGAACATAGCGACCTTGACCTGCGATTACATTACGTGCATAGGTACCAAACATTTCAGACTCCTCATCAAGACTAGGAACGGGATAGTGCTGATTTTCCCACTCTGCTGAAACAGCACGAAAATTACTCAACATTGCATTGTCTTCGTTTACTTTCTATGGGACTATTATATAGTCCCAGAGATTTATTGTCAACCTGCGAGACTTACGCGGCCTTTGCCAGATATTCAGATACTTGCTTCTCGGTAACACTGTCACCATTACGCATAGCATACACTACACTGTAGTTCTCACGACCGCCAGCCATTAGCATGTCATACTGTTCTGTCTTGCTAGCGATCTCACGGCGCATGTAGCCATACTCACCGTTGTCGATAGTACGACGAGCGACCCAACGACCATCTTCCCAGTAGAGATTGACCGGAGTTTCCCACTTGTCGCAAACAACCACGTCATCATCCAGTATGGACCAATCAACAACATACTCCTCGAAACTCTCATTACGGGATTCAATCAGAGCCTTGAGAGTTGGAATACCGTAGTTGGTAACCTTGAGAACCTGGAGAGGGGTCAGGTTCGGTACCACGTAGGTGTCACCACCCTTGCACTTCCAGTGCTGGGGGCACTCGCCAACACCGTCCCAATCATGGGCACCGTAGTTTTCGCGGATTTGAGTGTTGATGACGATCTTCATATTTCGCTCCGTTTCTTGACTATGAATACAGTATATCAGGATTGGGATTTATTGTCAAACTAGCCGTGACTTGATTTCCATGAAAAACTGGTGGTACTTGGCCATACGTGCGATATCTTTTTCTGACACACCCTTAAGGCGGCGGATATCAGTGTTGTGCCGGAGGTCTGCCATCTTTACACGCATAGCATCCTCATTAGCAAAAACACCTTCCTTATATTCTTCGTAGGTCTGTCCTGGAACCTTTGTCAGGGCCTTGATGCCAGAGATAACCCGTTCACTGATACCAGCATCACGGAGGTCCTTGTATGTTACTGAAGTATCCTCGACAACATCGTGGCCTAGTGCCATGCACATTAGCTCCTCGTCTTCGGTCTTGAGGTAGTGCATAACCTTTAGAGGATGCAGAATATAAGGATTTCCGCCCTTATCAAATTGTCCAGCATGAGCATTGGTTACTAGCACTAGCATCTTACCAAGCATTTCACCTTTTCTCATATCTAGCCCTTTCTTTACTGTATTTGTAGTATACAAGAGGGCCGATTTATTGTCAAATCAACTTATCGAATTTTTGCCAAAAATCATCATCATACACGAAATCATACGTTTCCATGTAATTTGGAATACTGCGATCTCTTGTCCATATTGGCAATCCTGAGTAAACTGATATAATATCATGTTTTTTTATGTATTTTTCGCTCAGTAGATTGATTATGTTTGTCCACGAAGCTGGCATTTCAAAGTTAGACATGAATACCTTGGAATGCGTGACAAAAAAAGGCTTCATTACTTTAGATGGCTTACTTATCCATTCACTTCTAAAGTAATCTCTGTAATCTTTGTTAGATTTGTTTTCCAGTTCAGATACCACATCATCAAAAACTAGAATCATTGGACTATTATCATTATCATAATAGTCTAATAGCGCTCTAGCAGTAATTCCAGTGGCTTTACTTCTGCATACATCAAAGTATATAAATCCAGGAACGGTATCTACGAGATAATCATCAATGATATCACGATTGTGAATCGTGAATTTATTTGTGGGAATTATTCCTACGTGTGCTCTGGTGATTCTAGCTAAGGATTCAGAATCAAGTGCTAGATTGGAATATACGAACGATCCAAAACCCTGCTGAAAGTTGTCTACAAGGTGCATGTGTCCATCCATGTTAGATGCAATTGAGCACAAGAATGCAGAAGTTTTTCCAGTAAAGGGTCCATACTCTATAAATTCTGGAATTTTACTATGCATTGCTGCTACGCACAGTAAAAACAAATCATAACTTCCAGTCATTGGTCGCAATACATGCGCTGCATGTAGTAGCCACAGCGATCTAAGTAAATCAGTATTTTTTATGTTCATAACAGTATTTAGTGATTCTGTCTACGTTGCTGTGAACTGTTTTCAGATAAATAATCTTATGCCACGTTTATCTCTATGGAAATCAGAAAAATCTAACGATTATCGTTTTTTTGATCGTGCTGTAAGTGAAATGTTTACAGTAGGAGCAACCGATTTACTAATACACAAGTATATCGGCGTAAACAATCCTGCGTCAAGTACTGATCTAACACAACCAGTTTATGACAAACTGGATCCTACCAACATTCAAGACCTGTTATTTCTAGAGAATCGTGATAGAAAATATGATCCAAACATATATCGCTTACGTGGTCACTACAACGTACAAAATTTAGATTTCGACTTGAGTCAATTTGGCTTGTTTCTCACTAACGATATTATTTTTGTCACCGTGCATTACAATGACATGATAGACGTAATAGGTAGAAAATTGATGGTTGGAGATGTTTTTGAATTACCACATCTAACTGATTATCATCCACTAAATGATACTATACCTATAGGATTACGCAGATACTATCAGATAACAGACACTAATTACGCTAGTGAGGGATTCAGTCAAACATGGTATCCACATCTATGGCGTCTAAAATGTGAACCATTGGTAGACAGTCAAGAGTTTACAGATATACTAAAACAACCATTGAATAAAGATAACTATCTAGGTGATTGGGACTCAACAAAAGTTTATCCACCTGGTTACACCATAACATACGGTGATAAAGTATACATATCAACACAGGAAGTACCAGCTGGGATAAATCCACCAAACTCAACATACTGGCAATTGGACACAAATCAAACACTATCAGATATCATCAGTAGATATAACAAAAATCTAGAGATAAATCAAGCGGCCATTGATGAAGCTAAACGACTTGTTCCAAAGACTGGATATGATCGAAGTCAATTGTACGTTGTTCCTACATTCGAAAATGGCTCGCCTGCACCACCTATATCTGTAATCGTACCTGATGGAGCTCCTGTTTTTCCAACTGGATCAATAGATGTAGTATCAAGTTCTCTATATACTACCAGCAGTCCTGTTATAAGAATCAGTTCTGAGAACGTAGCAGTACTACAACAAATGGCTGCGTCAGCAGGAATGCCGTTTAGTATATCAACGTTTCAGACTACAGTGTTACAAGCAGCAAAAACTACGCCTAATCTTACCGACGGCGGCAGTGGTCCTGTTACAGGAGACGTTGTACTAACACTTACATCACTCAGTGAGCAAGTAGTTGGCCCATATGGAACATCAGACAATACATATAGTACCGCTGATCAATATGTAAATTTCACTGTTACATCTTTGGCTACACCAGCACAAACTACAGTAGTTCCTCTACTGTCAATACCGTCAGAAATGTCTATTGGTCTTACCATCAGAGCAACTATATTCAGTGAGAATGGAAGTCCTACGTACATATTTCCTACCGGTACCAGAGTTGTAGCAATTGATACTTTTACAAATTCTATCACTGTTAGTAACCCAACTCAAGGTTCAATGCCAGCTGGAACAGGCATAGAGATATCATTCGACTTCGAAGGAACAGTTGATCAATCAATGGACTTTAGAGCAGATTGTGATCCTAGATTCCAGTATATCAGAAGACAACCTGGTCCAAGAGATTTTGGATATCTAGCTGGATATCTAATGGGTAATGACGAGGCGCCTAACGGTGAGCCACTTGGCTCTGGTATTACATTCCCTGCTAATCCACGTATAGGTCAATATTTCCTACGCTTAGATTATTTGCCACAGAAGATGTTTAGATTCAACGGCAAAATGTGGGTAGAAATATCACAAAATGTACGTACCGAATCTGGCTTCACCAGCACAGATCAGAGTCAACTAAGTACATTTATCAACGAGAGTGGAGTTACTCCAGTAGTCGGTGGTACTGTACCGACAAGACAGAGTTTGAGTAAGGCGCTAAGAATACAACCTGACTAAATTGGATGTTTGGTAAAACTAACTAAATATCTTACATTAGGGAGAATTATCATCGCTGCTTTATTCTATGATGAACAAATAAAAAGATTTTTGATTCAATTTGCAAGAATCTTTAGTAACTGGGAAGTTACTGCTGGATACGACGAACGTGGTAATCCTATTATAAAACGGGTTCCCATAATGTATGGAGACAGTAGTCGTCAGGCTGCGGCAATCGTTGCAAACAATAGTTCCAATAATCTGCCAAGTGCTCCTCTGATAACGTATTACATAACTGGTATCGATTTTGAACAGAGTAGAACTCAAGACCCGTATTTCATTGACACCATGGATGTACGTCAACGTGCATATAACTCTGAAACAGGTGATTGGGAAACTACTCAAGGAAATGCTTTCACTGTTGAACGTCTTATGCCTGTTCCATACAGACTAAGTATTTCGGTAGACTTTTGGACAACAAATTATCTACAGAAATTAGAGATATTTGAGCAACTAGCAGTATTGTTCAACCCATCAATGGAAATACAGAGCACAGACAATTTTATAGACTGGACCTCACTTAGTGTAGTGTATCAAGATGGCATTTCATGGACCAGTAGAAGTGTTCCAGTAGGCAGTGGTAATCCTATCGACATACTAAGTTGGAAATTTTATATACCAATTTGGATTTCAAGTCCTATCAAAGTTAGAAAACTAGGAATTATTCAACGAATAATAGCCAGTATCTTCAAAGGCAAATACAAAGATGATATTCAAGATGAAGATTTACTATTGGGCACCAGACAAAAAATAACTCCATATGGTTATAAACTGTTACTATTAGAGAATCAACTTCAGATACTTCCAGCAGATCAACCACTGTATCCGCCAAATTCAGAGCCTGAGTTGCCTGAATCACCTAATACCAATGTATACTGGCACAGCGTGCTAAATGCTTATGGCGTGATCAGACCAGGAATTAGCATGATTGCTCTTGAAAATCCCTATTTGGAAACAGAAATCATGGGTTCAATAGCATACAATCCAACCGATGATCGTTTGTTAGTGTTCAATATAGATCCAGATACAGTACCTCAAAATACATTACAACCGGTCGATAGTGTAATAAATCCACTACAGAAGTATCCAGGCGAAGGATTGCCGGCGCCAGCCGTCGGCCAAAGATATTTGATAGTAGAAGACATACCAGAACAACTTAGCTATCTAAGTCCTAGTCCTATTCTAAACGCATGGCCAGGTCTATCATCTGGTGCTAAAATAAATGACATCATACAATTTGATGGGTCAAATTGGAATATTGTGTTCAACTCATCAACCCACAGTAATGTGGAATTTGTCACTAATGTTACTACCGGCGTTCAGTATAGATTTACAGCAGATGAGGGTTGGATAAAAAGTGTAGAGGGATGGTACGGCCAAGGTGAGTGGAGAATTATAATTTGAGCCAGCAACGAAAAATAAACAATAGCGTTGGTGTTTTGTTCTTCTCACAAACTTCTCAGCGTCATTTATTTTTGTTGCGAAATGACAGAATTCAACCCACCTGGGGTTTGCCAGGTGGTAAAGTTGAGCGTAATGAAACACTGCGTGAAGCTCTGGAACGTGAGTGTAGGGAAGAAATACAATACTGGCCAACAACAGTAAAGTTATTTCCAATAGAGCAGTTTACCAGCGAAGATAATAGATTTATATATCAT